ATGAGAGGGATAATTCCCAGTTCCTCATACACGTCAACCATTGCTTTTTTGGTTTGATCCGCGGCTGACCCCTGGATCAGTCTGTTCAACGCCTTATAGGTATATGCTCTCTTGATTGCAAATCCATGTTCAGTCTGTGCTTGATTCAGTGGCAGAGCCTTGTGCACGCCCCATTGAGTGGGCTCCCACAAATCAAAACGGCATTTCCTCCCTAGTAAAGTCCTGATAACCCCCTTGCTGTTGGCACGGTTCATAACCGCTTCCAACATGCCTTTCATAAATGGAACTTTAGCATGGAAATCCTGTAGCATTGTTTTCGCTTCTTGGGGCTCCATGTCCAATTCACGGGCCAGTTTGTGATAACCCATGCCGTACATGACGCCTAGTCCGATAGTCTTCGCAAGGCTTCTCTGAACTCCTGCCATGTCCGCTGTTTGTTGGTGAAAGTCGAGGTCTTTTTCAAGGTATGCTTCCTGTACTTCCCTAGAACCTGGTTGCTTGACAAGTCGCGCGAAATGCGTGAGCAGTCTTGGCTCCTGCTGTGAGTAGTCCGCCTTGAGCCAGTATTCTCCTGCTTCCGGAATGAAGATTTTCCTAATGTCTTTCGCGAACTGACCCCTGCTCGGAATCTGTTGTAAATTAGGATGATTGTAAGAAAAGCGACCAGTGACAGTACCTCCACTGTCAGACCTAATTTGGTTAATGTGGGCATGTATTCTTCCCTCCTTGTTGTGTTTTATGAGACCATGCAGAAAGGTTCCCCTTAACTTGTTCAGTTCCCTCGCCTGCATGATTAATCGAGGCAGTTCATGTGGATGGTCCGTCAGGAACATCTTGGTGAATGATGGAGAATCCGTCTTTTTAGTTCTTTCATACGGCAGGTTCAAAGCATCAAAAGCTTTTGCAATTGAAGCCGCCGCCCATATCTCCACATTAAGGTTGGTAAGATCCCTGATTCTCTTCAGTAATTTCTTTTCTTTGTTCTTAAATCGTTCTATCAATTTCTCAGCGCTGTGGGTATCTATGCGCACCCCTTTTTTAGTCATTTGAAAAATTACATTGATTAATCGGCATTCCATGTCATATACTGTCTGTAAATTATCCTTGGTGATTTCCCATGATAATTTCTCATGAAGCTTTAATGTTAACCTTGCATCTTTTTCAGCGTATTCTCCAACAAACTGTGCCGGTAATCTGTACATTTCATTCTTCGGGTCTACTCCAAATGCATCTGCAGCTTCCCTCAATTTTGTTTCATTTTTTCTCTCCCCTAGGTACTCTCCTGAAACGCTATTTAAGGTATAGGAGAACCGATTCTCATCAATAAGCGCCATGGCAACCATGGTATCGTGTATTCTACCCTTGACTTCTATCCCCAGAGTGGAGAGCCAGCCAATGTCATATTGAGCATTGTGAAACACTTTGTCGATCGAACCGTCTATACATATGGACTTAACATATTCTAACACTTTCTTCTTGTCCATATTCCCCCCACCTTCATGAGCGATCGGATAATATCCGGTGAAACCGTTGGATGAAACCGCGATTCCAATGACTTGTCCCCTTTCAGTAGGCCAACCTGGACCTTCTTTTATCAGCTCCGGATCACACGTCTCCAGATCAATTGAAACTTTATTATGCGTGCTCAGATCAGGAAAGGTGGTAGGCGCCACCCATTCTGAATTAATCTCTTTGAACATATCTCTCATCATTTGTTATTCTCCTTGTTTAAATTTTTAACGTGTTTCCTGGTTATTTCTCCCATAATGTCTCCTCTAGATTTAGGGTACTTGTCTTCCAGGAGAAGTTCAGCATAATGAATGACTTTTTCAATATCCTGTCTGCCTCCCTTGATGCTGTGTCGGGTAATATACTTGACAATGTTTCCCTCATACCATCCAAGCTTATTCCTGACGATGTAATGGCTGGGTTGAATTGCCATTCTCTTATAATGATCCCCTCCTATTTGTTTTTTATGGGCATTCATATTATGAATCCTCCGTATCTCTGTGGCTGCACTATATGCAGCGCTTCTCTTGCACGGGTAGCCCCTACATAGAATACACGCGATTCATCATCCGCGTTCACTTCCATGGCTTCCTGCGCTTTTCGTGGCAGGTCCGTAAGAATCATTACATTATCCGCTTCTCCTCCCTTGGCACCGTGAATGGTGCTTAAATTAATTCTTGCTTCCGTTTCTCCTGAATTGTTTCTTGACTCTATGGCTCTTAAAAATTCCCTGTCCCTGTTGCCCACCTTATCAAATGCTACATCCCAAGGTCGTCCTGACACAAGAAGTCCATGTTGCATCACCAGTTCCTCCATCTCATACTTCTCTTTTGCAGCTGTCTTTAGATGCTTGAATCCTCTTCCAATTCCCACTTCCGTGGACATATAGGAATAAATGGACTTGACTTCTGGCAACTCTATGTACTCTCCTTCATTCAATCTCTTCCATGCATCAACTGCATTCAACAGCTTTTGTGAGACAGGAAGATTGTTATTTCTTTTGTATAATAGTCCTTGTAGTCTTACATCCCGTTCAATCTCATCCAACAGATACTGTGTGCGCGCCATTACGAGCCATGTGCCACTGTCCTTTAGATTAACACTCTCTGGATAGGAATGATATTGTAAGAGACCTTGTTTATTTGTTCCCCTCCAGCTCTTAGGCCTTCTGTTCCTTACTTTTCCAATAATCTGTTGTGATAAATTCTGTACAACTATGGGACACCTATAGGATTGTTCTAGAACTTTAGTTTCTCCTGGCATGTTAATTAGATGCTCGACATCAGCTCCGGCCCATCTGTAAATGGCCTGATCATCATCACCGCTTATGTAAATTTGTTTTGAATCTTGAGCGATCTTATCAATCATTCTCCACTGCAGTCTGCATAGATCCTGTGCCTCATCAACGAATACCATTTCCAGTTTAGGAACTGGGCCTGAATTGAGATAAAGCTCAATCATGTCCGTGAAGTCAAACAGTTCTTTCTTCTTCTTGAATTCTTCCAACGCTCTCTTCGCTCTTAACAATGCGTGCCAGGAAACATCTTGCAAATCAGAACTGTTGTAATGGTGCTCCAAGTCCAGGCATTTCATTCTTGCAAGATTAACTTCATTTATCAGTATGTTATCCGTTGTAACTATTCCACCGGATTCTTTTCCGTCATTGACATATCCTAGATCCATGCCGAATGCCTGCGCGAACTCCTTGTAATTATCCCTTGACATCACCTCTGACTTGGTCATGCCAAGCTGATGGAATGCGAATGAATGTAGTGTTCTGAAATATGGTAAGTGCTGCTCTTCCAGATTAAACTTCTTCATCGCCCGGCCACGAGCCTCGTTCGCCGCCTTCTTGGTGAACGCGACGAATGCAATCCTGTCCGGCGGCGTGCCTCTGGCCAGTTCCTGCTCCACAAGCTTCAAGAGGTTGTGCGTCTTGCCCGTGCCGGGTGGGCCAAGTATGATTTTAGTTTTCATTTATTTCCTCATATACTTCCAGTATTCGTTTACAATCATCAGGTGTAACACCATGCTTTCTATTATTAAATTCCCATGAGCAAAAGACAATATTCCCTTCTTCATAAGGAAGTCTAGGATCTACACGGTCAACGGATAGATTGGTAGGTCTGCTTGGTTTCCAACCTTCACCAGTGGAGCGTTTAGTGGTAAGTTCAACCCCAGTGTATCTGCAATGAGGACCATATTTTTTTTTATGATTATTCCATAACTCTAAAAGATGATCCCTGCTTTTAAAATTATTGATAACATCTCTAGATCTAATTCCTTGGTATAGATTATTTATATATCCTTTGTCTGACTCCACATACCTTAAATCGGTTATATTTCTTTTTGTTTTAGAATGGGGCACTGTCGACCTCCTTTATGTCAAATTCTGAATTTTGCTGTTGGTAAGCTGGAACGCTCCACACCCTAGTGGTGCGACCCTTCAAGTTAAACTTGTCACTCTTGCCTTCAAGATCGTGCAGACGTGCGACGAGCTGTCCCCCGTTGTAG